ATTTTTAAATACGTTAAGAAAATTTGATAATGAGGATGATAATTATTTCTTTTTTGAACCACAGAATAATACAAAACCATTAGGAGTAAGAGTTATTATTCCACAGAGTAATTTTAATCAAACTAAATTTGAAGATTTTAGAACAAAGTTAAATTTAAATGTAAATGTTAACAAGAAAAGTCAGAATTTTAATGTTGAAAGTAATATTGATTTAACTTTTGATGATGTAGGAGGTTATGATAAAATTAAAAAAGAGATGTTACAAGTTTCAGACATTTTATTAAATTCAGAAAAATACGAAAAATTTAATGTTAGAACTCCAAAAGGTTTAATTTTTGAAGGTCCACCAGGTAATGGGAAAACGTTGTTAGCAAAAGCTTTTAGTGGAACAGTAAATGCTTCATTTATTCCAGTATCAGGTAGTGAATTTCAAGAAAAGTATGTTGGTGTAGGAGCATCACGAGTAAGAGAATTATTTAAATTAGCAGAAGAAAATAAACCATGTATTATTTTTATTGATGAAATTGATGCTTTTGGAAGGAAAAGAAGTAGTGATACTGAATCATCAGGAGCTGAGCGTGATAGTACGTTAAATGAATTATTAGTGAAGTTAGATGGTTATAAAAAAACGAATGGTGTGTTTTTAATTTGTGCGACAAACAGAGTAGATTTATTAGATCCGGCGTTATTAAGGCCAGGAAGAATTGATAAAAAGATTTATATAGGTCATCCGGATAAGAAAACAAGATTAGAGATATTAAAAATTCATATGGATGGTAAAAATATAGAGAGTAATATTGATATGGATTATTTAACAGAAATAACAGCTTCGATGTCAGGAGCTGAGATAGAGAATTTAATAAATGAATCGATGTTATCTGCGTTAAGGGATAATAGGGAGATGATTTCATTAAATGATTTAGAGGGTGTATTAAATAAGTCATTAGTAGGATGGAAAGAAACGGAGAGTATTTTTAGTACTGATATGATTAAAAGAATAGCAATTCATGAGATGGGTCATGCATTAAGTGGTTTATTAATGAAAGATCATTCAAAGTTATCAAGAGTATATTTAAATAATTTATCACCGAAGAATCCAGGTTACACAGTTTTCGAAACGAATGAGATAGATGCGAATATTTTTACAAAGGAGAAGTTATTTGCGCATTTGGTTGTATTATTGAGTGGTAGAAATGCAGAGAAGTTATTTTTCAATAAGAGTGTAACAACAGGTGCGATGAAGGATTTTGAGCAGGCATATAAGCTTGCGGAGGATATGATTGTTAAATATGGGATGGGTGATTATGATATTTATACATTTATAAGTAATAGATCGAAAGATATAATTGATAAAGAAATTTTTGATTTATTAGAGAAAGCGAATAATAGATCATTTGAAATTTTAGATAAAAGTAAAGATATAATTGATGAGTTATCTGATTTATTAATTGAAAGAAATAAATTAGATAGAAGAACAATTGAGTTAAAAATTTATAGAAAATTACCAAATTTACTATCATCACAATATTAGGTATTACATTTTTTATTAATTAAATTTAATACACTAAAAATAAATGCTTCTAAATGTATAATAGTTCGTTTTCCTTTTGATAATGAATTTTCATAATTAGTACATAAATTTATAATATCATAATTTAAATCATTATTTTTAAAATTTAATAAAATAAAATTTAATAATTCTTTAATAATACTAGTTCCATTAATATTTGTAATAAATATTTTATACAAAATTCCTCTTATTTCTTCTATATTTTGTTGAGTAATTTGTTTTGTTAAACATTTATTAAATATTTTAATTAATTTTTTTAAATAAATTTTCCAACTAGTTTCAATTGGGATATCATAATATTTCATTTCTAAATACTGAATTGCTAATTTAATATTATTATCAGACTTTTTAATTATATCATTATAATCTTGTATATCTAAAAAATTATTCTCTTTCTCAGAAATATTCATTAAAATTCTTGTTAAATCTAAATCACTCGGTAAAGGTATTCTTATAGATAAACAACGGCTTCTTAATGGCTCTATTATTTTTGATAATTGTTTACTAGTTAAAATAAATTTACACGTTTTACTAAAACGTTCCATTGTACATCTTAATGCTGTTTGTGCATAATATGATAATTCTTCTATATTGTGAATCCAAATAATTTTAAATGATCTTGTATTATCAAATGATAAAACATTTTTACTTGCATACTCTTTGATAACCTCCTGGACTAAGTACTTGTCTAAACCAGAATTAGTTGGATGTATTTCTATATGATATAAACTTTGTGGAATAAATACTTCAACACTACTACTTCCGTAACCATTTATTTCATATTTTACATCTAGTAATTTAATATTTTTATTAAAAACTCTTTTTAAAAATAATTTTGCTAAACTTTTTTTGCCAGAACCTTCTTTTCCGTGTATTAATAAATTTGGTAAATTATCAAAATCTTTACTATTATCATTAATATTATCCCAAGAGTATAACGTTTCTAGTTTTAATAATCTCTTATAAATATCATGATTACACATTACATCCCAAGGATTATTAATATTGTATTTATCTATTAAAAACATAATAAAATATTTTATAGTTTTTCTTTTAAATATTAATATATAAAAAAATAATTATTATTTAATTTAATGATAAAAATTATTGCTTGGAACGTTAATTCCATTAGATCACTGATAACTAAAGTTGATTTAAATGAATTTCTTAAAAAAAATAATCCAGATATATTTTGTATGTCTGAAACAAAATTATCTTGTCCTGATTTACTAATTCAACAAGATTTAATGAAAAAAATTAGTTCTTATAAATATAGATATTATAATACTTGTACTGCTAGAAAAGGTTATAGTGGTACAGCTATATGGTCTAAAAAAAAAGCTATTAATATGCATTTAGGAATAAATAATGAGGAACATGATAAGGAAGGTAGAGTGATAACATTAGAATTTAAGGATTATTATTTAATACATGTATACACGCCAAATAGTGGTCAAGTTTTACAAAGACTAGATTATCGAGTTAAGAGATGGGATAAGGAGTTTTGGAAGTATGTGGAGAAGCTACAAAAAGTAAAAAGTGTTATTGTATGCGGAGATTTAAATGTAGCAAAGGAAGAGATTGATTTGCATTCTCCAAAAACAAATTTGAAATCAGCTGGTTTTACAAAAGAAGAACGAGATAGTTTTAGTAAGTATTTAAAGAAATTAAAATTAATAGATACATTTAGATTTTTATATCCAGAGAGGGTAGAATATTCTTATTGGACGTATATGCAAAAAGCGAGAGAGAAAAATAAAGGATGGAGAATAGATTACTTTTTAATAAGTGAAAAATTAAAAAATAATTTAGTAGATTCATCAATATTAACTAATCAAATGGGTAGTGATCATGCTCCAGTTTTATTAAAAATAAAGTTATAAATGTCCAGTTAATTTAATATAATTAGGATCATTTAATTTACTAGGATTATTTAAGTCATATTTTACATTATAATAATCGTTTAAAAAGATATCATCATGAAACATATACCATAAGTTTCTTTTAAGGGGATTAAGTTTTTGATATTTATTTTTAAAAAATTCTTTAATTTTAATTTGTTTTAAAGTAAAAATAGCAAAGATAAAAATCAATAATAATCCACAATTTTTTTTAAAATCAGGAACATTAGTATTAATATATTCATATAAATAATATCCTAATAAACAAGAAATTAATTTAATAGAAATTTCTTTAATAATTTCTAAGAAATAATTATTTTCTTTTTTATATTTTTCTTTAATAATTTTTTTTATAAAAGTATTTAACAGTGAATGAAACTCATTTTCCATAATTATAAATATATAACTCATATTATATTTAATAAAATTAATTTTCTATTAATAAATTTAAAAAAATAATTGTCATTATAATTGACACATATTTTTTCATATCAGGAAGATATTTTTGAATTAATAAAAATAATTGTATGGTAATTAAACTTGATACAACACGAATTGATAGTTTTTTAATCATTTCTTTATTAAAGTCATCATCTTTTTTAAAATTAGATCCAATTAATCTTTCAATTGTATTTCTGATTAACGATCTAAATTCTCCATCTATTAAAATTAATAAATCCATATATATTATATATATTTTTTTATTAACAATTCAAAAAATTCAAAATCTAAAGTATCTCCTCCCTTAAATGTAATATTTATATTATCAATATTAATAACAACTTTATCTTTCATCTTTTTAATGATACCAATTTCCTTATCCTTAATCATTATTAAATCATTATTATTATTTCTAATATTTATACTATTTTTCTCTAATATATCAAATAGCTTTTCCATTATTTTATAACACTTATCTTTCTTATTCATCTCTAATAATAATTTATCTTTCATATCTACATAATTTTTTGATAAATCATTTATTAACTCATACCATATATCATCCATCTTTAACTTTAACTCAATTTCATAATTTCTTAAACTACTATAAAACATATTTAAATTACTCTTTATATTTGATTCTAATTTATCGTATTCCACTCTTAAATTAACTGTTTTTTTTAAAATTATATCTAATTCGTTAAATTTATTTTTTATTTTAGATGTAATTTCATCTATTTTAATATCATTTGATAATGAAGAATTCATATTAAATAAAATTTCACTTAAAATAATTCCATAATCTAGTTTATTAATATCGTCCATTAGTTTAGAGATATATATAATATGTATATTATTATCATAAATTTCATAATCAATAATATTTTTACCAACAATACCACTTTGTAAAGATAAAAATATACCAAAAGTATTATTTGTATATTTTAGATCGTATTTAAATTTATCTAGTTCGTCTTTATTTACAACGTGATTATAATTTTTAATTTCAACTAGTGATTTAAATCCAGTTGATGAAGTTAGTTCACCATCAGCGTGATGAGCGATATGACTTTTTTTTTCATAATTGTAGTTTTTAAATTTTTGTGATATAATATCATAAATAAGTTTTTCAGATATATCACCTTTTTTGCAAGAATTATTACTTATGCCAAATAATTTATTTACAATATTAGAAAATTCATTTAATTTATTATCTACATTTAAATTATTTAAATTTGATTCTAGTAAAGTAATTTTATCTTTAATATTATTATTATTATTATTAATATCTAATATAATATCGTCTTTATATTTTCTAAAAGAATTATCAATATTATTAATTAATTTTTTTTCATTTATTGAAGAATAAACATTTTGATAACCGATATTTAATAAATTCAAAATAATATTATTTAGTTCATCACCTTTATAATCATGTAATTTAGGAAAAAGATTTTTATCTAAATTAATTGTTACTTTCATATTATTTATTTTAATTATTTTTTTAAGTAATTAAAATATTATATAATTATATGGATAGTGATAGTCCTCTGACTTGGGAAAAATTTGAAGTAAAAAAAACAAATTATCTTCTAAATATAATTATCATATTATTACTAATCTTAATAATATTTTTAGTAATTCATCATATTGATCATATAAAAACTAATTTAAAAATGTTAGATAAAAAATTTTATAATAAAAAAGAGATAACAGAAGATGATAATACTTGTTGGGACTTATAATTTTTTAACTTTATTTTTTTTTTTAATATCAGTTTTTTTATTTAATTTACTAATATTAATTTCTCCTGCAATATTATTATTAAATTCTTTTTCTTTAATATCAAACCAGGTATTATATTCTTTTAATAATTCTTTAAGTTCTATTTTCCACATTTGAATAGGTGTGGTTACTTTAACATATTCTAATTCTTTTTCTTTTTCTTTTAATTTATTGTTTAATTCTTCAATCTTTTCTTCAGTTAAATTGAATAATGGAATACTAGTAATATAATCATAACTTTTTTCATCACTTGTATTTGATAGTTTTGGAAATTTTAATTTTTCTAATTTTTCAATAATCTCATTCTTTTTCTTTTTAAAAATAATGATTTTCTTTTCAATAACATATTCAATAAACATAGCCTTATATTTTAGTAAATCTAACTCATTCTCAATCTTTCCTATTAAATAAACTTTTCTTTCATCATACTTACTCAATCTAATGTCATACCAATATTTTAATATATCCTCGACTTTCTTAAAATTCATAATTCTACCTTCTTCATTAAATAAATTCATATTTGATGTTTTTAACTTCTTAATTAATCTTAATCTGTCATATAATGTATTATTCGATTGATACAAATTTAACTTTCTATCTGGAAATGTTACTACAAAATGAACTCTCTCATCTGTATTATTGTCAGTAAATCCAATTATTATATTCTTTTTCGAATCATTATCATACTGAATACTCTCTAAATACTCCTTATACATCGTTGTCCACGTTCCTATCGGTAACTCATCTATAATAATTCTATTATCATCTATAATCTTATAATCACCAATTACTTCATACGTAAAATCATCCATTTTTGATACACAACCTTTAAAATTTTTATACCAAGGCTTCATTGTTTTAACTTCCTTGCCATCCATCATATTAAATATATTTTGAATAATATCTTTTGGATTATAACAAGGGATTGAAGTACTAAATCCAGTTCCAATACCTTCAGCTCCATTAACTAATACCATTGGAATAATTGGAAAGTATTGTTCAGGTTCAATCATAACTCCATCATCATTTAAATAATTAAGAATAGGTTCATCTTCAGATCTAAAAATAAATCGAGTAAGTTTTTCAAGATAAGTGTGAATATAACGTGGACTAGCTTTATCTTTACCAGCAAGTACTCTTGATCCGAATTGTCCAGCTGGGTAAAGTAAGTTAATATTATTTGATCCAACATAATTTTGTGCCATACCTACAATAGCATCACATAAACTAGCTTCACCATGATGATAACAAGTTTTATCTGATACATATCCTGCTAACTGTGCAACTCTTAATTCATCTTTTTTTGTAAATAATTTTCTTAAAAATGTTGAATATAAAATTTTTCTTGTAGAAATTTTTAATCCATCACATATTGAAGGGATAGATCTATTTAAATCATCATTTGAAAAATGTTTTAACTCTTTATGAATAAAATCTGGGATTGCTACACTTTTATCATTATTATCTAATACCTCATCTTTATTATAACTTAATAACCATTTTTTTCTATCATCTGATCTTTTCTTTTCAAAAGCTAGTTTAATTGTTTCGGTAGTTTCATCATCAGATTCAGAATCAATTTTTTCATTCAAATTAGATTGTACATTTTCCCAAGTATATTTTACTAGTTTATCTTCTAAATTATTAAAGTATTCTTTAGCTTCTTTTGAGTCACTTGTACCTAATCCTTTATAATATTTTATATTAAAACTTTTAGTATCATTATTATTTTTCCAATTTTCATATTCTGATATATTATAAAATGTTTTAGTAGTCTTTCCTTTTGTGGCTTTTACAATAGGAGTCGCTAATGAGTAAATAAATAAGTTTAACTTTACTATAGAAGGCCAAAAATAATGTAAAAAATTAATTAATAATCCTTTAATATGAAATCCATCTGTATCTTGATCTGTTAACAAAATAATACCTCCATATCTTAACTCGTTAATACTAGTATAATTTTTACCTTGTTGTAATCCTAAAATTAATTTAATGTTTTTTAATTCCTCATTTTCTAATAATTGTTTTGGTGAAGCATCTCTTACATTTAATAATTTACCCTTCAATGGAAAAATACCATATTTATCATTTCCAACAACTGATCTACCAGCCATAGCAAACGCTTTAGCAGAATCTCCTTCAGTTAAAATTAATTTACACTCACTAGATTTTTTAGTACCAGCCCAATTTGCATCCTCTAATTTTGGAATACCTTTTAAATTACCAACCTTTTTACCATCAGTCTTTTTCTTCATTAAACTTTCTTCCTTTAACTTAGCATACAATAATACCTGTTCTGCAATACCAGTTTTTAACACTTTTTTAATAAAACTTTCACTTAATTCACATCTTGAACCAAAATCATTTTGCTTAGTTTTTAACTCCTCCTTAGTCTGCGATGTAAATGAAGGATTAACAATTACCGCATTAATAAAAAATACTAAATTTTCTTTTATATTTTGTGGCTTAATCTTCAAGTTCTTGTTCTTCTTTAAAATTTGCTCTTCAATCTTTTTAATAATATCATTTTCAACCATTTTAACATGATTACCTCCTTTAAAAGTAGAAATACAATTAACATATGAAATTTGATCATTACCATTATCTGGTAAATACAAAACACCAACTTGCCATCTATTATTTACATCTTCATAAATTAAATCTGATGTATCAAAAAATAAATTAATATAACTCTTGAAATTATTAATATTAATTTTTTCATTATTATAAAATACTTTTACTTTAGAATCTGTTGTTGCTGCTATGTCATATACACGCTTAATCATTAAATTTACTACATCATCTGTTAACTCTTTCAATCCGAATCTTGTTAAATCTGGCTTAAATGAAATTTTTGTATAACCACTTTTTGGATTCTTTAATTCTGAAACTTTTGGTTTTGTTCTATCACTCATATTATTTGAAAATGTTTGCTTAAATTTTTTACTTCTTGCTTTATCTACAATTTCTACTTCGAATTCAGTTGAATAAATATTTGCTAATTTAGCTCCATAACCATTTCTACCTCCTGTAACTCTTTTTTCATTATCATCATAATTAGTAGAAGTTAATAATTCACCAAAAATTAATTCTGGTACTAACATTTTATGATCCTTATGTTCTACAATATCAATACCTTTTCCATTATTCAATACTGAAATTAAATTATCTTCTTTACTTATCTCTACTTTAATACTATCACATAATTTATCTTCTTTTGTATTATCTCCCGCATTAACTAAAATTTCATCAAATATTTTTAATAAACCTGGAACATATTCAATATTTTTTTTAATCATTTTATTAGTACTAGGGTTGAAAGTCCATAAATAATCATTTTGTAATTTAATATCTCCAATATAAGTATCAGGACGATCTAAAATATGCTCTTTTTGGGTTTTTTTTTGATATTTTTGTTCAATTGTTTTTTCTTTAGTCATTTTATTTATATAATAATATTGTCTCTAAGTATTTTAAAATTATTTCAATTTTTATATAAAAAGTTAATTATATAAAAATTATTTACATTTTTTTAGTTTTTCTTTTTTTTTTAGAAGCTTTTTTAGAAGATTTTTTAGAAGCTTTTTTACTTACTTTCTTGGAAGCTTTCTTTTTACTTCTTTTTGCTTTCTTAGATTTCTTTTTAGAAGATTTTTTGGAAGCTTTTTTAGAAGCTTTCTTAGAAGCCTTTTTAGAAGCTTTCTTTTTACTTCTTTTTGCTTTCTTAGATTTCTTTTTACTTACTTTCTTAGAAGCTTTCTTTTTACTTACTTTCTTAGAAGCTGTTTTTCTTTTTTTCTTACCTCCTACTTGTTTTTCTGGTTCTTCGTGAGCATCAACAGGTTTTTCATGAGCATCAACTGGTTTTTCTTCAATAATACCATTTTCATTTTCATGACCTCCTGCACCAACTAATTTTTTTCCTTTCTTTTTTTTAGAAGTTTTTTTAGAAGTTTTTTTAGATGCTTTTTTGGAAGCTTTTTTGGAAGCTTTCTTTTTACTTCTTTTAGCTTTTTTAGATTTCTTTTTAGATGTTTTCTTGGAAGCCTTTTTAGAAGCTTTCTTTTTACTTACTTTCTTAGAAGATTTTTTACTTCTTTTTGCTTTTTTAGAAGTTTTTTTTGTTTTTTTTGATACTTTTTTAGAAGTTTTCTTAGAAGTTTTCTTAGAAGATTTTTTAGAGTATCTTTTTTTTCCACCCACTTGAGGGGTTTGTGGTTTTTCTTCATCCATTTTTAATTGTTTTTTTAATTCAGTTAAACTCATATATATATATATATAAATATAAAAAAATTAAAAAACTAAATAAATTATTTAAATAATTTTTTATTATTAATTATAATGAATAACAACAATACTAATCAAAATATTAATTTTACAAAAGAAAAAATAATTTTAGATATTTTAAAAAATGATTCAAAATTTATAAATAATTTAATTAAATCAGTTGATAAATCTAATGAATCAGATAATAAATTAAAACAAAAAATAACTAGAATTAATTTTGATAGTTCAAATAGGTCTTTAATTCCTAAAAATATTATTTCAAAACTAATTTATTTACCTAATAATCCTTTAACTTTTACTAAAAATAGTAATATTTTAAATATTTTGAGTACTCAGAAGCATGAACTATCAGTAAATGATAGAATTATATTACAAAATGTAAAAAGTAATAATTTTAATATGAAAGGTGGTTTAGAGCTAAAAAATAATAGTAATTTTATAAAAATTAATCATTATAATCATGGTATAAAAAAAGATGAATTTAATAAGGAGTTATTTATAAAAATTAGTAATGTAGTTGGTAATAAAAATAATAATACATCAATAGAGAATATATCTTTATCTTTAATAAATAAAATTCATCAAATATATTTTTCTTCTGAAACAGAAACATTCAATGAAAATTATTATTTTATCAAAATTATTTCTTTACCAACTAATGATTATGTAGATACGACTAGTAATATAAATATTACTTTTTTAAATTTGTCAGGAATCAATATTAATAAAATTAATTCAAATTATCCAATTAATATTGATCAAGTTAATGGTTTTTTAACAGTAAGTGAAATTGTAGATAATTACAACTTTAATGTAACATTATCAGAAACTGCTTTTAAAACCATATCTAATGTAGGAGGAGATAGTATATATTTTTCTAAAATTAAAGATTATATACCCGCTTATATTAAACCTAACTCTTATAGAATTAATTTAAATAAAACATTCGAAAATGTTACTAGAGTTAAAATTATTAGTACTGAATTTCCTAATACTGATAAAGTTATTAAAAATTTCCCAACTGATGAAAAAAATAATAAATTGTATTTTCAAGTTTTACAAGATAATGATTATACTTATGAAATAGAAATTACTCCTGGTAATTATAGTACTACTAGTTTAGCAAGTGAAATTAAAACTGAAATTGAAAATATTAATAGAAATATAAATTCTGATTCATTAATACTAAATGATGGTAATAATTCTCTTTTAGAAAAAAGTAGTAATTTCTCTTGTTCTGTTGATATAAATCAATTTACTGATATATTTTCTATATCTTTATTTAGTATTGTTATTATTATCAAAGGAATTACTATTTCTAATCAAGTTTATGATGATCAAAGAAAAAGAATTATTATAAATCATGCTGATCATAATTTATCTGTAGGTGATAAAATAACAATAGCTGGAGCAAGTTCAACATCTGGGATTCCGTCTTCAGTAATAAATATTGAACATGAAATTGAATCAATTATAGATTCTAATAATTATGTAATAAAGTTACCATTACATAATGATTCTAATACTACAGAAAATAATGGTGGAGGATCAGCTATCAATATTTTAATACCATTATTTTTCCGATTATTATTTGATAAAAAAGATACATTAGGTCAATTATTAGGATTCAGAAATGTTGGCGAAACTAATTCTATTACATCATTTCAAACTACTATCTCTAATAATATAGCATATGAATATGACTATTTTAAAGATTCAGTTGGTAATGAAATATATTTTGATGAAACTAATAATAATGTTCAAAATAATGTTATACAATTATTCGGATCTAACTATATTTTAATGACTTGTAATATTTTTGATAATGAAGAAAGTTTATCTACTAATTATGTTAACGGTGTCTTCGCTAAATTATTACTTTCTGATGCACCTGGTTCTATTTTATTTAATCAATATATTCAATTAGCAGAATTTTTAAGTAAACCAATTAAATCATTATCAGAATTTGAATTTAATTTTTTCTCTCCATCTGGAGAACTTTATGAATTTAATGGTTTAGATCATAGTTTTACTTTAGAAATTTATGAAGATCATACTAGTCTAAATTCAACTAATATAAATCCTAAAACTTCTAATATTCTAACTGATAATTATTCTGAAAATAAAAAATTAGATATTTCTGATTTTAATTTAGATTCACAAAATAGAAAATCTAAAACATAGTTTTAAAAAAATCTTTAATTTTCTTTTTATTTTCATTAGAATATTCAGTTATATCTTTTTTATTTTTAATTGCTTCTATTAACTCTTTTCTATTTTTTTCATCTTCTTCATCTTTTTTATCTTCTGTAAGTTCATTTTTACTTTCTATAATTTCATTTAAAAAAGATACTATTTTTTTGTATTTATTATGATATAAAATATAATTATTTATTCCTGATGAACAAGCTATTAATGTATTTATAGCTATTTTATAAAATTTCTTGAAATAATCATTTATGTTATCTTTTAAATATGTCAAAATAATATCATCTTCTTCAATTTTTTCATATGGATTAGATTTTATTAAATTAACTATTTCATTAAATAAATTATCTTCATCTAAATCGACATATTCTTTTATTTTATATCGACCTTCACTATGTAAAATTACTAATTTTTTTGTGAATTCTGTTGGTTCCGGTTCATTTTCTTCATATTTTATATTAATTAAGTTATCTACTCTAATCATAATATTTTTTATTATATTTTTTAATTTAATAAGATCATCTTTTTGATCTACTTCACTTAAATATTTTTCAATCAAATATTCTAATAAAAATCGTTTTAACAATTTAGAATACATATTTCCTACAACTAAATCTATTGATAAACAAATTGTATCAAATTCTAATTTTAATTGTGGATTACTATCACCTTCTACATCATTTGATTCAATTAACATTTTTTCAAGATTAATTACATTCCTTTCAACATTTATTGTAATCATTTTTTCAAATTCTTTTTTAATTCTTTTAATAATATTAGTTTTTGAATATTGCTTTATTTCAGATAATTCAGAGTAAGGTGTGATAATTGATTTTGCATAATCTTTTACATACTCAAAATTATTTATTTCATTAAAAAGATCATTTAGATAATTAAATAATGATTGATTATAATCACCAACTATTTTCCTTATATTATTATTTATTTCTTCACCATTTATTAAATTATTATTATCAATTATGTTAAATTCTCCTTTTTCTATTATCCCATCAGTATTAATTCTTTCACCAATTTTTAATATATTATTTTCAAATAATCCTCTTTCAGTAATATTATCAAAACTTCTTTCACCTTTTATTAAATAACCATTTTCATAAAATTCTCCTTTTTCTATTCTTTCATCGGTGTAAATTTTTTCACCTTTTCTTAAATAACGATTTTCATCAAATTCTCCTCTTTCTATTCTTTCACCGGTATAAATTTTTTCACCAATTATTAATTTATCATCTGTGTTAAATTCTCCTCTTTCTATTGTTCCATCGGTATAAATTCTTTCACCAATTATTAATTTATCAACATTAAATTTTCCTCTTTCTATTGTTCTATCGGTATAAATTCTTTCACCAATTATTAATTTATCATCTGTGTTAAATTCTCCTCTTTCTATTGTTCCATCGGTATAAATTCTTTCACCAATTATTAATTTATCATAACTAAATTCTCCTCTTTCTCTTTTTCTTTCTCTTTCTATTGTTCCATCGGTATAAATTCTTTCACCAAAAACTAATATATCATTTTCAAATGTTCCTTTTTCATTATCTTTTTCACCGTATAATAAATTTTTATCTTTATCAAATATTATATCATCAGAAAAATTATCAATTTCCTTAATATAATCATCAATTTTCAAATTATTTTCTTCAATCTTTCGAAATAGTTCATTTAATTCATCATTTTCATCAAAATTATCAGATAGATCATTGTTAATATTATTACTATTACTCATATCAATTTGATCATTATTTTCATAATAATAAATAAACGTACAAACTAAATGATCATAATATTTGAATATATTTTTATGATTTTGAATTTTTTTTAGTTCTTCTTCTAAGTGGTAATTATAATTATCACAAAAGTCTTGATATTTGTATTTATTATTATTAATTTTATTTTGTTCGATGTATTCTTTTAAGTCTTGTATTTTATAATATTCTATTAGAATTTTATCTTTTAAATCACGTAATAAATTTATATTTTGATTTTCTATTAATGATTTAATTAAATTATAATCTAATTTAATTTCATTTTTTAAAATATCTTTTAAATCTTTATTAAATAAAATAAATTGTTGTTTATTAATATTTGTATCAAAGAAATTATTTGTGTAATATAATATTGGTTGCACTTTAACATTTTTTATTAATATATTCCCTAAATTATATTCTAATTTATTTATTATTGTATTTTCACCAACTAAAATATTTTTTATTTTATCATTCATTTTAGATAAGTCTATATCGAATTCGTTATTTATATTAATTAAATTTACATCAAAAAGAGAATTGTAATTTGTAATTAATTCTATTTGAGATTCATATTCATTACCATCTTTTTCTCCTATTACTTTTATATAATTATTATTTAAATTTTGAGGAATCGTGTATACATTAGAATTAGATAATTCTTGATTAAAATTATCTAAAGAAGATTTCCATTTCCAAGTATTAATATTAATATTACCAACATTACTTACTGCAGTTAAAGTATTACCTACTTTAGGAATACCAGTAAAATAAACTTTTCTATTTGAATAAAAAGCAAATTTAACAAAAGAATTAATTTCGCTAAATATTTCATTTCTAATTTTATTAATTAAAAGATTATCTAAAATATCACCTAATATAGCTAATTTACTTGCTATAATTTCATTTGTATTTGTATTAGTATTAAAATCGTAATATTCGTATATCTTATTTAATTCATCTTCTATATTTTTTTTGAATTCATTTGCTTCATTTAGATCATTATATTTATTAATTCTATTTTCTAAAATATAATATCTAAAATAATAATAAAAGTCTTGGTATGCTGGAGATAGGAGGTATTTATTTCCAGCATTTTCATAAGTAACATAATAATTAATATCGTTTCCAATATCTACACTTTCATCAGCGTTTAATTTTTTTAAGTCAGATATATTTTTGATAAAATCTTTAAAATTATCATCCAGTTTAAAATCTATTATATTAGATTCACAATTTAATTGTTTATTAAATGAATTAATCAATAATTTATTCATTTTTGATTTTTCTAATAATTCCTTTTCATTAATACTACTAATTAAAAGTGATTTAAAATTATCAAATATTTCAAAATATTTTTCTAAATAATTAATATTAAATTTAGATTTGTCAAAATATTTTTCTTTAATTTGGAAATTTAATAATCTTGTTAGCTCATTAGTTATTTTCTCAATATTATTTTTATCAAAATTATTTAAAATATTATAAAAAATAACTAATGCTTCCAAATCATTGTATTCAACAAAATAACGATAAAAAATATTTATTTTCTTATCATAAATAACATTTAATAAATCATTGACAATATCAGTATCGGTGTATTCTAATAATAATTTATTATATATTTGTTTAATATTATTTGGAACATTCATAGTTTTTTTAGAAATTAATTGTTTAATCATATCAAATAATTTATTTTTATTATCATCTTCAATTTGATCTGAAATTGTATCTTTTATATCATCACTAAGAAACTTATTAAAAAATCGATCAATTGTCTCATTGTACTCATTTGTTTTAATATCAACAGATTTAATTTCGTTAAATCCGTGATTATAAAATTTAATTTCGAATTGTCCTTTACCTAAACTATCATTATTTATTTTAAGTTCTAGTTTATTTTTATTATTTATAATTTGTAAAGCTAATCTTCTTGAATTTTTTACATCACCTCCAATTTGTTGTTTTTGAAAAATATTTTGTGCATCGTCATCGTTATTATAAATAAAAATTTCTTCACCATTTTCTATATTTTTAATATAAATATATGTTGATGCTTCACAAAACTTTTGTAAGTTATCGATTGATATTTCAAAGTCCTTAAATAAAGTATTATTTCTAATAATATAATCAGAATTTAATTGTTCATCTTGTTGTTCTTGTTGTAGTTCGTCGGAATTTATTTTTTGAGGGATTGTTACATTTGGAACTGGATATCCATTTTCATCCACAATCCCCAATTGACCATTAGCATTGTCACCAAAACTAAAAACATTACCTTTTTTATTTAAAATTAAACTATGATTTTCTCCTGCAGAGGCACATTTGATTCTTCCATATGTTGAATATCCTGTATTAAAAATTAATTGTGGTGAATATACATTTGCACCTGGATTACCTAAACCTAATTTACCTTTGTTATTTAGATCATTATTATCAAATTGACCAAAACTAAAAACTTCACCTGCTTCAGTAATTATCATACTATGATTTGCTCCACAAGCAATTGATTTTATATTTTTATAGTTATTATCATTATAATCTTTTAATGTATCAGTTATTGGCAATGGTTGATGAACGTTATTAGTTGTAGCATTATTAAAAAAATATTTTTGTTCATCTCCAACTATTTTTGTAGTTTTTCTGAAATAGTTTAATAAATTTAATGTTATATGTTGTTGTCTTTGTTGATCACTATTATTACCTTGATTTCTTTTAAAATCATGATAATAATTTGTTATCTTTAAACTTTTAATATCAAAAATACCTAAACCTAATTGACCGTATCCGTTATCACCAAAACTATAAACTTCCCCTTTATTATTTAAAATCATTGTGTGATTTAATCCACAAGCGATATCTACAATTTTTCCATAAATATTATTTTCATCATTAGTTCTATTTTGTCCGGTTCCTTTGATTGGTAGAGGTTTTACGACTCCAATCACAAGATTATTTTCAAAAGCATTAACAGTTTGTCCAATTAAATCTATACTTCTATTTACTCCAGTTTTACCGAATCTACTATTACCAAAACCAAAAACTCGACCATCTTGATTTATCATCATACTATGATTTGCACCACAAGCAATTTTTATTATACCATTATTAGGTAATTGATTTGGATTAGGATCAGCGTCATATCCTCCTGAAAATGATCTACCTAATTGACCATTTATATTATACCCAAATGTAAATACATATCCCTGATGTAACAACAAATTATGATTATACCCACATGCTATTGAAGTAATATTTTTATTTTCAAACCCATTATTATTTTGAATTTGAAAAGGTCGCCATTTTAGTCCAGGATTTGGATTTTGATTTGGATTATAACCACATTGGCCAAAATCGTTATTACCAAATGAAAAAACTGTACCATCTTCATTCAAAATTAAACTGTGATTCTGACCGCATGCGATATCTTTAATTTTACCAGGTTTAGGGAAATCAGTTTCATAATTCTTATCATTTT